TGTTCCGCAGTATTACCCCGGACAGACCTACATCGGTCCCTCCCAGCAGACACAGACTGCATTGGAGGCGGCGCAGACCCGCGCCACTATGGGCAACCCTCTCGTTCCTGCGGCACAGCAACAACTCCAGCAGACGATTTCGGGTCAGTTCTTGGGTGCAAACCCGTATTTGGAAGCGGCGTTGCAACCCGCCTTTGGTGCGGCACAACGCCAGTATGAGTCGGCAACCAACCAAGCCCTATCTAACTTCTCCCGCGCTGGCCGTTATGGTTCAGGCGCAATGCAGGGCGCACTTACGAACATTGGTGGCGAGTTTGGTCGTGCGCTGACAGGAACGGCTGGACAACTGGGTTATGCCAACTACGCAGATGAGCGCGCAAGACAGATGGCCGCCACACAATTGGCTCCTGGTATGGCCGCTCAGGATTATGCTGACATTCAACGACTTGCAAACGTCGGTCAGCAGACCGAGGCATATCAAGAAATGGCCCTGCAAGACGCCATCAACCGCTACAACTTTGCCCAACAAGCCCCGTACTCAAAACTCCAATCATTCCTCTCTGGGGCCTACGGTGCGCCGTCGGGTATGCAGCAGGTCACCCCCGTATACCGCAATCCGATTGGTGGCGCTTTAGGTGGTGCGTTAGCCGGATCACAATTGGGTCCGGTTCTTGGCGCTAGTTCTGGTATGGGCGCATTGGCTGGTGGCGCATTGGGATTACTCGGATGAGCGGATTAGAGCCATTACTCGCCGCTGAAGCCGCCGCAGGCGCAACTACCGCCGCGTCTACCGCTGCCGCCACTACTGCCGCTGCAGCCGCCGCAACAGAAGCCGCTACTGCCGCTTACGCAAGCGCGGTTCCCGGTTTGGCCGCAGTTGGACCCGGCTCTCAGGCAGCAATGCTGGCCGCACAGACCGCCCCGTTTGGCGCAGGTGGTCTTGCCTCTACCGCCGCTGCTGGAGCCGTCCCAGGGACCCTAGGGGCTGGTTATTGGAACGCCATGAGTTCGTTGCTTAACACGGGTAGCAATGCGCTCCCAATGAACGCCGCACGCATGGGATTGCAAGCCGCACAACTTGGACCATCAGGACAAGGACAGCGAACGTCTTACAGCCCGCCTATGATGAACCGTGGCCGCGAAGTGACATTGGCCGCGCCGGTGCAAAGCCTGCTTGAAGGCCAGCCCATGCGCCGCCGTAAAGATATGTTGTCGCTCATTTAGGAAAAAATATGGACGGATTACTAAACTACGACACAAACCTGCTTTCCACCCTCGGCATCAAACCCGAGGACTTGCGCCGCCAACAACAACAGGCAGGACTACTCTCGGCTGGGTTGCAACTCTTGGCAGGATCAGGGTACTCTCCGGTTCGCCAAACCACAGGACAGTTACTTGGTCAGGCAGGACTTGCCGGTGTGCAGGGAATGCAACAGGCAGGGGAAACCGCAATTGACCGCGCACTCAAGGGATTACAAGTTCAAGAGTTTGCTCGCAAGCAACAGGAAGCACAACAACTTAGGTCATTGCTGCCGCAAGCATTTCAAGTTACACGAACCCCAGAAAAACGAGAAGTATTTGCAACAGAGACAGGTGATTATGAAAGAGTTACGCCCGGTGGCGTTAGCAATGTAAGAATTGATCCCGCAAAGTTACAAGCCCTTATGATGATTCCGGGTGGTGCAGAAGCCGTAAGGGGTTTGGCAGAAACTCAAAAACTTGTTCGTCAGGCTGGACTTGGTATTGGTGGTGCAGAGATGACAAGTCCATTTACTTCATATTTTGCGGCACAAAATCCAGAAGTTCGTAAATTAGCAGAAACATATGATCGTGGTTTTAAGGCTGGAACAATTACTGAAGAAGATGCTTATAAAAGAATTGAAGCGTTAGGCAGATTAGAAGATTCATTTGTTGCACGAGTTGAATCTGCAACAGATAGAAGAATTGCAAGAGAAGAGGCTAGAGAAGAACGACGAATTACACGCGAACAAGCCGCCAAACCAACAGAAGGCGAAAAGAAAACCGCAACATTGGCTGGTCGTCTTGAACAAGCACTTTCAGATTTAACAAAAATTGAACAAGAAAAACCCGAAGCATTAAGACCAGAAATTGCCCCATCGTTGCTTCAACAAGGAGTTTTGTCTTATTTTCCCGGAGCAGAAATGCTTGCTGGAAAAATTTCTTCTACTGACAGACTTCGTGCAGAAGCGGCACAACTTGATGCTCTTGACGCTGCGCTTACGTTGGGAACTGGTGCGGCTTATACAAGAGAGCAATTGCGCGGATATGCTCGTGCATACTTCCCACAAATTGGTGACACACCAGAAGTGATTGCAGAGAAAAATGCTCGATTTGCCAATATTGTAAGGCTTGCACGTTTGCAATCGGGAACCGCATATGCAGGACCAGCGCCACAAAGTATGACTCCAACTTTGAACTCGGTTACTCAAAACTACGGATTAGAAGGTAGGAGAAAATAATGGCTAAAAGTACCGAGCGTATTGAACGCACGTTGCGAAATATGAATCGTTTAGTAGAGGGCGGTGCTTCGCCGCAAGAGACAGCCGTCTATCTAAAAAGCGAAGGGTTTAACCCAAAAACCTTTGCCGAAACAGTAGAAAAATACAATCGTTCACAGGGTTTGGTTGCTGAGTTTGGACCAATCAAATCTGCTTTACAAGGATTGTCTTTTGGTTTTTCTGATGAGGCAGAAGCGGGAATTAAAGCATTGCTTGGCCGTGGAACATATGAGCAAAATCTGAACGCTATTAACCTTGCCAAACAAGAGTTTGAGCAACAAGCCCCCGGTACTGCAATTAGTGCTGAGATTGCTGGCTCTTTGCCTTACATGGCCCTTGGTGGTCTCGGGGCTGTTCGTGGCGCACAACGTCTAGCAACAGCCGCTCCACGGGTTGCACAAGCGGTGTCTACCCCCGCTGGCCGAGCCGCAACTGCTGTTGGTGGAGCAACTGCAATAGGAGCAGGTTCAGCAGGCGTTACTGGTGCTGGTCAGGCTATGCCAGATTTTAGGCTGGCAGGGGCAATGGAAGCGGCTCCAGTTGGTGCAGCCTTTGGTTTGGGTGGAACAACAGCCGCAAAGGTATTGCCAAAGATTCCCGGCATCCAACAAACTGTTGGAGCCGCTCGTAGGGCAATTGGCCTTGGCGGGACGTTTGCAGAACGCGCAGACCAAAAACTACTGCAAGCCCTACAACGCGATGGCGTATCACCGGAAGATGCAATAGCACGTTTACAAGCCATCAAATCATCTAATTACAAGCCAGAAACAATCATTGAACTTGGTGGAGAAAATACTCGACGCCTAGCAGATGTTGTGGCGCAATATCCCGGCGCATCTCAAGTTGCCCGTGAGATGGTAGAAGAGCGTGGGGCTGGTGCTGGACAGCGTATTACCCAAGATTTTCGTCAAGCATTTCAAGTCAATGCAGATGCAATGGATTTGGCAGATCAGATAATTAAACAACGTGATGCAATTGCTGCCCCGTTGTATCAAAAAGCCTACCAAGAAGGAGGCGTAATTTCTGACGAGCGATTTAATAAGTTTTTTAAGATTCCGCAGTTTCAAGAGGCTTATGGAACCGCTAGACGTCTTGCCGCATTAGATGGAATTGAACTACCAAAAGAAATAAAAGATATTGACAAGGTTGGCGGTTTTGATTTGATGACACTAGATTACATTAAGCGCGGTCTTGATGATGTGCTGTATGTAAAATCATCTCCGCTTGCTGGTGTTGGAAAAACCGAAATTGGAAAACTTAAAGAACGTAGAAACGAATTTGTAAATTTAATAGATGAGGTTGGTCCACCATCTTACAAAGAAGCCCGCGCTGCGTTTGCCGGTCCAACAGAAGTTAGAGACGCAATTGAACAGGGGCAGAAATTTGCTAAAGTTGATCCAAGACAATTGCAAAAAACCTTTGAAAAACTGTCTCCAACAGAACAAGAAGGGTTCAAAATTGGCGTGTATGATGCTATTCGCACTAACATAAACAAGGGTGCTGACGGCTCTGATTTGTTACGAAAAGTATGGAGAGATCCATACACAAGACAACAAATTAGCGTGTTTCTTGGCAATGACACATTTAGAGACCTTTCTGAGCAATTGCTGCGAGAGAAGGTTATTCGCCAGACAGACGTAAAACTTATGGGCGGGTCAGCAACACAACCACGAACACTTGCCCAGCGCGAGTTTGAGGGCGCTGACGAACTTGTACCAATGGTTGCCCAACAAGGTCTTGGTGGAGTTAGACAATACCTGATGAGAAGTCTGACAGGACCGGGCCAACCAACAGCAGAGGCACTTGCCCCAACATTGTTTAGCACAGATGTAGGGCGTCAAATTGCTGATTTGACAAGACTTCAAAAATTAGATGAATTATTGCGCCAACAAGCCGCTGCAACTGGTGTTGTAGGTGGGTTTGGTGCTGGAACAGCAACAGGACTTTTAGGAGAGTAACAAATGCCCAAAGTAAAGATCAGCGAATACTCGCAAACCGCAGCGAATAACACCGACATCAACAGCATTAACCTTGCAGAAGGTATGCTGCCATCGGATGTGAACAACGCCATCCGTGAGTTGATGAAGCAACTCAAAGACTTCCAAGTCGGCGCTGGTAGCGATCCGTTGACTGTGGGTAACAACCTTGTGGTAACGGGTACGTCTAACCTAGTCGGGACTGCAACCCTTGGGATTGTGACAGGGGCGACAATTAGCGGCTCTGCCAACACCCTGACGGTAGACGGTACAAACCCTGTTGGATTTAGGGATGTACCTCCTGTTGGCACGAAAACGACCTCCTACACCCTAGCCACGGGTGACGTAGGCAAGTATGTTCAGGTCGGAACCAGCGGGTCTATTACGATCCCTGATGCTACGTTTGCCGAGGGTGACATTGTTTCTATCTTCAACAATACTACCGGAAACATTACGATTACTTGTACGATTACGACTGCTTACATAGCAGGAACAGACGCAGACAAGGCTACGATGACCCTAGCAACCCGTGGTGTAGCAACTATCCTCTTTATCTCCGGCACAGTATGTGTCGTATCAGGGAACGTGTCATAAATGGGCGGCATTATACAAATGCTTCTGGCCTCTAAAGCGGCCATAGGTTCATACGTTGTAGTCCAATCCTTCACCGCCAGTAGTTCGTGGACTGCACCTACGGGGGTGACCGAGGTAGAGTACCTTGTTGTTGCCGGGGGTGGTGGTGGCGGCGCATATTATGGTGGAGGCGGTGGCGCTGGTGGCTTCCGCACAGGAACAGGATTATCTGTAACGGCTGGCACTACATACACCGTGACTGTCGGTGCTGGTGGAAGTGCAGGAATAAATGTACAGACCGATAACGCTGGGGCTGGTTCTAATTCTGTATTTTCTACCATTACATCTGCGGGTGGCGGTGCTGGCCCCGGATATGCAGCGGCTTCTGCTAACGGAAAGTCTGGCGGGTCTGGTAGCGGTGGACGTGGAGTCGGCGGTACTGGAGGAACTGGAAATACTCCGAATGCCTCTCCATCTCAAGGTAATAATGGTGGTGCAGGCGCTTCAAGTGACGGGTCATCTGGAGGTGGGGGTGGTGCTGGAGCAGTTGGTAGCGCAGGTGCAAATGGTGGTACTTCCAATGGTGGTGCTGGTGGCAATGGTTCTCCATCAGATATTTCAGGAGCAACCGTAACATACGCCGGAGGTGGTGGCGGTGGAGCAGGTGGAACTGCTCCAGCAGTAGGAGGTTCAGGTGGCACAGGTGGCGGTGGCGCTGGTAGCAGGAATACGACAGCAACAAGTGGAACCGCTAACACCGGAGGCGGCGGTGGTGGATCAGGGTCTACTAACGCCCCAAGTGCCGGCATAGATGGCGGCGCAGGCGGCTCAGGTATCGTCATCATCAAATACACCGTTCCCGGTTCTACAAATGTAGCAACATTTACAACTTCTGGCTCATGGACTGCGCCTACTGGTGTGACATCGGTTGAATACCTTGTCGTTGCCGGGGGTGGGGGTGCAGGCGCTGGCGGCGGCGGTGGCGGCGGCGCTGGTGGGTTTAGAACTGGTACAGGACTTTCGGTTACTGCTGGTACAACCTACACCATTACAGTAGGTGCTGGTGGAGCAGGAGGCGGCGCCGGTACACCTAATAGTCCTAGTGATTCCGTAATAGGAAATGATTCCTCTATCGCTGGATCGCCAATTACTGAAAGTCCATCAGGAGCAGGAACAAATACCTTAAAAGCCTACGGTGGTGGTCGTGGTGGTTCTCAAGCCTTTACTCAAGCCGGTGGAAATGGTGGCTCTGGTGGTGGTGGTCGTGGCGCTAGTGGTGGTTCTGGTAATACCCCAAGCACTTCCCCATCTCAGGGAAATAATGGAGGAACAGGATCAGTAAACGCACCTTTTTATGGTTGTGGTGGCGGGGGAGGCTCTGGTGCAGTAGGTGCTAATGGGACCTCTACAGCAGGTGCTGATGGCGGGAATGGAACCGCATCTTCTATTACTGGATTGTCTATAACTTTTGCTGGTGGTGGCGGTGGAGCGTCAGCAAATAGCGGTGGAACCGCTGGAAGCGGAGGTACTGGTGGCGGTGGCAATGGATCTAGTTCTGGTACAGGCTCTTCTGGTGGTGCAAATACTGGAGGAGGAGGTGGTAGTGGTTGGCAAGGAACTCCCTCTAACTTTAATTATGCAGGTGGCGCGGGTGGCTCAGGTATCGTAATCATTAAATGGTAGGAGTGACTTTGGAAACAAAGATATATCGGTTTTGTGGAATAGATACAGCAATGCAACTTCTGCGTCCCGGTGCTAAATGGGAATGGACAGGCGGTGTTGGTTTTACTCGTTGGGACGATCCCAGACCAAAACCATCTGTTCAGGAAGTAGAAGAAACAATGGAAAAGGTCAAAGCGTTTGAAGAATCCATTAAGACTGTTTGGCTACCAGAGCAGATTGCTGAGATCACCAAAAGCGCCGAGGTCATCCGCAAGGCGGTAGAGGGATGATCCACAATCTTTTTCCTATTCCAATCGGTAGATATGAACTAGGCCGTGACCTAACCGCTAAAGAGTTGTCGTTTCTAAAGAAGCAAGAAACACGCTCTAACATGGGTAACATCACTAGCACCAATAACACCATCCTAAAGTCTAAAGAACTCACCAACCTACGAGACTTTATAGAAACAAAGGTATCGGAATACTTCACCGAGATTTACAAACCCAAGCACAAAGTAGGTCTGAAGGTTACGCAGTCGTGGACGAATTACACCGAGAACGGGCAGTATCACCACAAACACGCCCATCCCAATTCATTTGTCTCTGGTGTGTTTTATATTCAGTCCGATAAGGAAAAAGACAAGATTTACTTTTACCGAGATGGTTACCAGCAGATCAAGTTTCCACCGTCTGAGTGGAATATTTGGAACTCAGAGTCTTGGTGGTTTGAGGTCGGAACTGGAGACTTAGTATTGTTTCCGTCTAGCCTCACCCACATGGTGCAGACCGTAGAGTCTGAGCAGACAAGAATCAGTTTGGCTTTTAATACGTTCCCCGTAGGTCATGTTGGGGATGAAATGGACTTAACAGGACTTAGTTTAGGAGAATTAGATGGCGCATTTCGCTGAGTTGGATTCCAACAATGTCGTGCTACGGGTCATCGTAGTCGGCAACAAAGACACGGCTGATGCCAGCGGTGTCGAGAAAGAACATATCGGTGCGGCTTTCTGTGAGCGTCTGTTTGGCGGCAACTGGAAGCAGACCTCGTATAACGGCAATAAGCGCAAGAACTATGCTGGTATCGGCTACACATTTGATGCCACACGGGATGCGTTCATTCCTCCCAAACCCTTTAACTCTTGGGTGCTGGTAGAGGAAACCTGCCAATGGAAAGCCCCCGTAGATATGCCTGCTGACGCTGGTACTGGAGAACCTCCAAAGCGTTACACATGGGATGAGGCCACAACTTCTTGGGTAGAAGCATGACTACAGAGGCCACAAAACAAGCCGTAGACGCCGTTTCTGTCGTAACCGTCATCGGAACCCTCGCAGACATACTACCGGCCATTGCAGCCCTGTTTACTATCGTTTGGACGGGGTTTCGGATCTACGAACTCCAGACCATCCAAAACTGGCTAAACCGTAAGAAATGACCACCATCGCCGCTCGCGCATCTACGGGAGAAATTGCCGCAGATTCGATGGTCAGCGGCGATGATTCCTTCTACCTCGTGCAAAAACTGAGGGTTGGCAAGAACTCTATATACGGGGCTTGCGGAGACTGGGATAAATGCTTGAAAATGTTGCAGGCACTAGAGTCTAAAGGAGATTTAGACTCTGACATAGATGTGACCGTTCTTGAGATCAGAAGTGACGGCCTTTGGATATATGAGGGGACCGTGATTCCTGCTCGCATTAAGAACGACTTTTGGGCCATAGGAACTGGGGCGAATTTTGCGATTGCGGGGATGCACTTAGGACTATCTCCAGCAGAGGCCGTAAAACTCGCCTGTCAGTACGACACCAGTTCGCATGAGCCTGTGGACGAAATGCGATTGGGAGGAGTTCGTGGCAGGAAAAAAAATATCGGATGAAGCAATAATAGAGGCCCTCAAACGTCTTGGCAGTCCATCGGGGGTTGCTAAAGAACTAGACATGGATGTTACAAATGTCTACAAGAGGCGCGACACCATCCAAAGACGATTAGGGATAAGCCTTCCAAGTTTCAACGCCAAGCAGGACTCGGTTGTCAAAACCATCATCCCTGAGAACAAACGAATCATTGAGCATCAGGTTGACACCGGCCATGTCTTTATAGCGTCCGACTGTCACTACTGGCCCGGAGAGGTCACGGTTGCACATAAAGCATTTGTGGCGCTTTTGAAAGAATTTAAACCCACCACGATCATCCTTAACGGCGATGTGTTTGATGGCTCTAGAATCAGCCGCCACGAGCCTCTTATGGGAACCAACCCTCCCACACCAAAGCAAGAGATCGAAGCCTGTCAGGACCGACTAGATGAGATCAGGAACGCTAGTAAGAACGCTCGTTGCTTCTGGACTTTTGGTAATCACGATGTCCGGCTGCACCGTTATATTGCTATCAACGCTACTGAACTCTCAGACTTCCCAGACCTCTTCTCCTACTTCCCCGGCTGGCACACGGGATGGCGAGTAGACATCAACGGCGATGTGATCGTAAAACATAGGTGGCATGGGGGAATCCACGCAACGTATAACAATGCGCTGAAGGCCGGTAAGACATTGGTAACCGGACACTTACACAAACTGCAAGTCACGCCTTACTCGGACTACAACGGTCGTAGATACGGTGTAGATACGGGAACCCTTGCAGAACCATACGGAGAACAGTTCGTCTACACAGAGGGCAACCCGGTAAACTGGTGTTCGGGTTTTGCTGTGCTGACATTTAAAAACGGAAAACTGCTACCACCAGAGTTGTGCGAAGTCATCGATGGGGTGGCATATTTCAGGGGAGAATCAGTTACGGGAGAGTAAATAATGAGCGACCCGATTGAAACAACACGGGCTGCACTAGGTGGAATCAAAGAAGCAGTCAAAGTCGGGCGCGAGATAAAAGAAACCGCTAGGGAGGTCAATGCCTTCTTAGACGAAGAAGCCAAGGCCCGGGTTGCGTGGAAGCGCAAGCAACAACAGATGATGCGCCGTGGCGACATGGTGTGGATGGAAGCAGTAGACGAGTACCGGATCATCCGACAGATTCGTGACGCAGAAGCCGCGATGTACCGAGAGGTAGAGCAAGAGTTCGGCAGAACTGCTGTTAGCGAAGTCAAATCCCTTATCAACCAACTAAGACGAGACCATCGGGAGTTAAACGATGAGTTCTACCGCAACCGTATGCAAGCCCGCAGGGAGTGGGGAGGACTTCTCCTCGTATCTGCACTCATATATGGAATTTTTAAAGCAACTGGAGTTATGTAATGCTATCCCTTATCTCTACACTTGGCGGGTTGTTAATTTCTGGCTTACCGAAAGTTTTAGACTTTTTTCAGAACAAGTCAGACCAAGCACACGAAATCGCCCTTGCTAGACTGCAAAATGAAATGCAGTTGCAACTGGCCGCGCAGGGTTTTGCAGCGCAGGCCAAGATAGAGGAAATCCGCACCGATCAGGTTGCCATGCAGTCCGAGGCAAAGATGACCGAAGCAGCGCTTCAGCACGACGCCAAGGTCTTGGATAAGGCAAGCAAGTGGGCGGTCAACTATGTGGCGACCGTCCGTCCTACCGTTACCTACCTGTTCGTGATTGAGTTGTTTTTGGTTAACATTGCGCTTTGCTATTTCTTGCTATTTAAGCAGGGTCTAGGAGCCATGTCTGTCGATCAATTCATTACGGCGACTAATACCATTTTTTCGGATGATGAAATGGCCATGCTAGGTGGAATTTTGGGCTACTGGTTCGGGTCGCGTGGCTGGAGTAAAAAATGACAATAGGTGTTTATGCGGTAATTAACAAACACAACCGAAAAGCCTACGTTGGAAGTTCGGAAAACGTTGAACGCCGCTTAGTTCATCACCGATCCTACATAAACACTAAGTTATTTCTTCATTATCAGGGTTATGCCGAGGACGCCATTAAGTATGGTGTTGATGGCTTTGAGTTTAAGTTGCTTAAGCAGACTGATACCGTAGAAGAAGCCAAGGAATTAGAAACCGCATTTCTTGAGTGTTTTATTGACGACCTTTATAACAAAGCCCCAAATGCAAATGGGTCAACCGGCGTACAACGTGAGCGTAAGGCCTATGTTGCTGGTGCAGCAAAACGCTTGCAAAATCCTGACTACACTAAGAAACTTAGCGAAGCCTGCAAAGGCAAGCGAGCCTTGGTAACCTGCCAGCATTGTGGACTGACGGGCGGCGGTGGCAATATGCGCCGGTATCACATGGATAATTGCAAGGACAAGAAGTGAGAACGTCCGAGCGCGGCATCCACCTGATGCATGAGTTTGAGGGGTACAGAAACAAGCCGTATAAATGTACGGCCTTTTGCTGGACCGTGGGTTGGGGCCACCTTATGTATAACGAGCAATTAAAACTGCCAATTGTGCGTAAGGACGGATATACGGGGATGATACGAAATGAATTTCCGCTCAAAGAAGAGGACAACAGAATTTGGTCGCGCGACGAACTGGAGAAAATTTTCGTTGCTGATCTCGTTTCTTTTGAGCGTGGCGTTCTTCGACTTGCTCCTAATCTTGTTGGTAATCAGCCGCTCTTCGACGCTTGCATCGCTCTGGCCTTTAACATAGGCGTGGGTGGATTCCAAAGGTCTACCCTGCGTCAGCGCATACTTAGAAACGAGTCGCCAGAAACAATTGCCGACGGCTTTATGCAGTACGTCAACAGCGGTGGAAAGGTCACGCCCGGTCTGGTGCGCCGCCGCAAGGCAGAGGTCGGGCTATTTCTGAACCAAGGCTAAAATTTTGGCCTTCAGGGCTTCCGTAACATCCTGCCCATGTCTACCCTCAAATTGCTCTAGAAACCGCCTACGAGCCAATTTTGTGGGCTTTGCGAGGATGTGCCTAGCCAGATTGTCCATCCTGCGCTCTGACTCCTCCCGAATCCACCCCATCAACTCATCCCGCGTTGCAACAAACTCACCTGTGCCGAGCAAACTCCCGGTGGAGTTCTTTTCTGGCTTTGGAGACGGCTCGGATGGCATCTTTTTTGCGCTCAAAAGTGCCTAAGTGTATCCGCTTGAAATCAGCGCAGATGTGGGCCTCGTAGTGTCCGCTAGGGCGCTTGTAGACCCCTTTAGTATTCGTAGTAGTGGGAAGTCTCCTGTGGGAGTTCCAGCGGTTCTCCTTCTGGGTGGCGGCGCGTAGGTTCCGCATCCGGTTATCAGATGGATTCCCGTTCTTGTGGTCCAAAGCCTCGGGCAACCAGCCCCGGTGGTAGAGCCAGATCAGCCGGTGGGCCATGTAGTATCGCTTGGCAATACCAATCCGAATGTAGCCACGTTTGTTTGGAGACCCCGCCGGTTTCAAAGCATAGCGGCGGTTCCACATCACATAGGCCGAATACTTCTTAAACGCCTCCAGGGGCCTGGGCTTCCAGTAAAGTTTCCCCTGCCTGTAAGTAAAGAGCAGACGCAAGTATTCCTGGTTCACTCAATCCCCATCTGCTTGCGGTAGGTATACATCAGCCTTTCTGTCAACTCATCTAACTTCTGCTGTTGTTCTTCCAAGACATCTTTTAGCGACCACAGGACAGCGGAGACGCTTGTCGAGTCCCTCTCTGCCAGCAACTCAATTATTGCAATCGGGGCAGATAGGTCGATGGCTATTTGCTCAACCGCCTGCGCTGCTTTGTTGGATGTAATCTCTACCATCACTCCTCCTCGTCGTATGGGTAGGGCTTTCCCAAAGCCTTCGCTAACTCTGCCAACAGATTTCCCTGCGGAGTGTTTTTCCAGCGCTCATCCCCACAAAACGAACTAAGAACGTCATAAACCTGCTCTAGTAGATTTACCACGGCACATCGTCCTCCATGTCAACAATCTCTTTCTGTGGTGCTTTTTTCTGTTTTGGTTCCTGCACCTTCAGGCTCATAAACTTCCCCTTCCCAGACTTGGCCTCGCGCACCCATGCAGCCAACTCATACTCCTTCCCGTCGACATTGATCTTGCCCTTGTAGTTAGGGGCTTTCTCGTTGTCCGACTCGTTCTTAAACAGAACACCAGAGTTAGTGTTGTCGTACTCCATCATTACCTCGCTTCCATGTAAAGACCAACATTGCCTAGGCTATAACCAAGAAAAGCAATGCCCAAGCCCCAATTACCGCGAACAAACAAATCCACCGCCACAATAAGATAGACAATCCCGATCCCCGCTATCAGCCACGCCGCCACTCTAGCCACCCTGAAAGTATTGCGACGCCCACCAGGAAAAATGTAAACTTAACTGCGCTCACCGCCGTAGGGCTAATGATGAGGTCTAGTAATCCGTTCATACTTTTGCTCTCCTCTTTCCATGATTTCCCAGAACAACTCATAAAAATGTTCCGCGTTGTCTGTGTTTTTTGCCATCTCTTGCCGCAACGCATCTTCAAGCATAATTAGTTGTATTAGCGCCTGTTCTAACACCGCAATTTTTATCATCTTGTCGTAGATCATTCACTTTCCTTGGCAACGCGGTCCAAGAACTTTTTAATCTGCTCCAGCATCTCGTCCATCTCTGACTGCTTGGGTTCAAATCTCACGATGAAGAGTCTCTTGGACTCCCGCACCCTGTCATCGAAACTAACAAAGTCCACCCACTTGCGCCCAGGAACGCACGCCAACTGGCACATCATTTGTCGCTTGTATTTCGTGGGGACTTTGCCTTCAGATAGGTATCGGAGGTGTGTAGATGTTCTTGGCGACTTAATTTCAAGCAATCCTTCAGTCCCGACCAATCCGTCAGGAGAAGCGCCAAAGAACGGGATTTCGGGGTGGAGGTAGAAGCCCGTGGTTTCGACAAAAGTCCCGGTGTGGGCTTCGTAGGCTGCGCGGGCAATTGGCTCAACTGCAATTCCTCGCTCCATGTCGGCGTTGACGTAGGACTCGGTGGGTTGCGCGGTTTCACGTTCGGCAACTAATTCCCAGAGATAGTTTTGGTACGCCGCCGTGGTCTCGGCAGCACACATATCATTGGCTCGCGATGCTGTCCCGCACCCTAGACGCGCCAGTATCCATTCTGGCGTTCCCTGCTGCACTTCTTTGTAGTTGCTCATTTAGCCTCCTCTTGGCCGCATGAAGTTCACTCTCAAGCCTGTCCACCGAGATCCGTAGCCTCTGGGCCACGTTGTGTCTGCGGTGGTACGGGTACTGCACATATACTGCCTTTAATACCCGCCTGCTCATATCAGGGAGAACCCTAATAGCGTTTTCTAAGATTTCCCCGTCTAGCAGGTCGGGTTCGTACTTGGGGTCCGGTCCCTCAAAGACATCCTCGGATTCGTAATTGCCTTCAGCGGAAGAGCAGCGGGTGCGGACCTCAGGGCCGATGGTTCCCCATGCGGTCCACCAGGCCCAGTTCTGCAAGCGCAGTTCTATTTCTTCCCGAACCATTTCTTATAAAGTTTTGGCCTATGTTTCCTAATTACAGGTTTCGCGGATTCTATAAGTTCTTCTGCGTTTTTGCCAACAGTTTGTGAGCCAACGTGGTGGACGTAGGCCCGGGAGACGTAGTGCTTCAGCCCCTTATCTGCCATGTCCAGGCATTGCACATCGTCCGAATACCAATCTAGGGAAAGGTAATCCACCCAAGCGTCCTTAGAGATGTAGGCGCAGATCGGGGCGATGATGTCGGTCTCGATGATGGCGTCCTCGGTCTCCCAGCGGAACCACCGCATCTTTCCGTTACCGACTCTGATATTCTGTATGCCACGGGCATAATCACATCGGGAACTGACCCAGCCGAGGGGGATATTTTCACCTTTGAGTCTGGAAACATCCTCGGATAGTGTCTGCCAGGTGTAGGGGGTAAACACAATATCGTCGTTGCAGACCACGATCTCGTCGTGCTTTTGGAAGGCAAGATTACACACCGCGTTGTAGGCATCCCCAAAGTTCTTGGCCGTGTTCTCCATGAGGATCGTCTGGTGTCTGGGGAAGATCATCTTGCACCCAGCCAAATAGATCGGGATGTCTTTGGGGACGTACTCGGTGATGCTTGCCGCCATTGTGACCAAGCATTTCGCGTGGACGGTGGCTATGACGATTGCTTGCACAGTCTTAAAACCTCCTCTAATAATTCTTCTTCCGTAAACCCGTAGTGCTTGGGGAAACCTTTGGTCCCTAGTCCATGAACTCCAGTCTTGCCTCGATGGTGTTCGGGGCAGAGGGGAATCGCATGGTAATGACTACTGCGGCCCCATCCCTGTCCGGCGCGGAGGTGATGGATTTCAGCAGGGCTTCCATCGAATCCCAATCGCTTGCAGACAATACAACCGAGTTCTGCGACTCGTGACAAATGCTGCTTCTCATCTTTGGTCACTCAGTTTGACCTCATGCTCTATTGCCCATTTGGTGACCTTCTCTACATACTCAGAGAAGTCTGCAAGGTTTAGTTCTGCCGTACTGGGTTCTAGCATCTTCACGCTACCGTCGGGCAACTCCATGATGCGCTCGGGTAAAAACAGCGCACGTAGGTATTCATGCCAGACACTTGGTTCGTATGCTTTGCCGGGGACTACTTGCTCGGATATATCGGTGAGAACGGCCCAGTAGAGTCTGTTTTGCTCTAAAGACCGCTTGGCAGGCTTAACCTCAATCACATGACCATCTGGCGCTGAATCCACCATCTGATGTGCAAGTTCTCGGTTGTATTTCGTAAGAATCATGCAGCCTTCAAACTTTTCTGCATGACCGCAACTTTAAACGCCTGCCAATGATCAAACTGCGATGGGTCTAAACCAAGTTCTTTTCCTTTGGCTTCGATTCCGCTTGCGGTTTCGTGCCAAGGTTTCTCGTTTACGACACCGGGTAGGACGACTTCTAATTCATCTTCCCAACGCTCTCCGCGCAACCAAGTGGCGGGGTAAGGAATAAAGGCTCCACCAGACTTCATCCATTGCTCTGTCTTGCAATGGGCATGGATTTTCAACAACAACTCCGGCAGCGCTGGCCGCACATCTTTGGTCTGTAACCACGCTTTGCGAGCGTCAGCCTTAGCGACCTTCTTTGGATACGACTTCCAAAACTCCTCAAACCCTTCCATAAGTCCTCCTCAGAACTTGTTGATCTTTAGCAAATTAATTTCGTAGTGCAACTCATCTGCTCGCGGAGACTGCCTAAGATTGTCTGGGGTAAAGATTTCGTGCGGCCTAAAGTACCCCAGGATCTCCACTTGCCTGAAATTTACATAGCACCAGATGTAAATGTCAATCGGATTCTTAGACTTCCGTTGTGGAAGGTAAACTGTGGTTTTCCCTACCTTTGTGGATTTAACGTCAACTAATTTGTTTTTTATGATGCAATCGTGTCCCCCGCCCCTGGGTTCAAACGACAGATCAGGCATGACGTTGAAGTGCTTACAGACAGCAAGTTCGGCAACCAGGCCATCCACACCGATCTTATAGCCATCATCCGTTCCCATCTGCTTATCTCTGACACCGGAACCTGAGTTCACGGTCTGGCGTATAGCAGCAAGGTGCGCGGCGAGTGCGTATTCTGTGGGTTTAAGTTCTACTATCATCTAATCCTAAATACTAGTATGTATAGATACTTGCCCTTTGGTGAGCAAGACTCAGCCATCCCTGTCATAGAAATGAAAGAGTCCTTTACAAGTTTGCCCTTCGGAGCCGCACTTGACTCGCCAGCCTTATCGTTCTCAAGGGTGCTGACTTCGCCGCCCTAGTGCAGTATTTCAGGAACTTCCCCACGGTCTGCTCTTAGACCTATGCCGCCGCCCGTTACCCTGACCAGCATAGTCGCAGCCGGAAATAAAAAACCCCTTAGTGAAGACTTGGGCTTGACAGGCCAGCATCGGGCGCGAACCAAACGATGACTACAAGCCCTCACTAAGAGGTTCTAAGGTCGCGCCAAATGCCGGTTTGTCACTTCCGACACCGCTAGGATACCACGAATCTAATTAAGTTCAATAAGTTTTAACGTCCACCCGGCTTTTAGTTTCCCCCAGCCGTGAACGTGGATCTTCCACCCCGACCGCACAAGTTCTGGGTAATACTCGTTCTCAACTATCTTTTTGTGCCGCGCCGCAACATTCCCTCGGCTGGTGGTCTGCACCCCCAAGGTCTCCCCGTTACCCACCGCAAGGATGTCTATACAGTTCCACAGGTCAATCCGTTTGCGGGAGTACGGACACCACCTTTCGGTAATCCAGCACCGATACCCCCGCTCACGGAGGTAGGCCAGGGATCTCTGGGTGGGACTCATACAGTAGTTATACAGTATAGGGAAACCCCTAGTCAAATTTCTTATAAATCCACTTGCAGTCGTGTAAGTAGTTCTATAAGATTCTGTTCATGGCAATAACGCCATGCTTGAAGGAGATAAAAATGATTGAAGTTACTTTTATGGCTACTACAAAATCTGATAATGGTGAAGATAAAGTTTTTTGGCCAGTAGAAAAATTTGATTCATCAACAACAGAAAAATTTATTTCTAATTACGCCGATTCAAAAGGCTGGAAAATCTTTTCAATTAGACCAATCAAGTAAATAAATCGCTCTGAGGAGGGCAAAACATGAGTTGGTACAACCCTGACTGGTACTACACACAACCACCGGAACCAGAGTCCGAAGAAGAACACGAGGAAGATATTTACTGGGCTGAACGAGACGCTAAAGAAAAGAGGGAGATGCAAGATGACTGATGCAGAAGCACGCCAACAAGAGTTGGAGCAAATGGAGTACGAACAAACTGTAGCGAATTTCAAAGACGAACTTGGCCGCGAAACTCGTTTTCATATTTGGTCAGACGATGAAACGGTATTTATAAATATCTCAAGTTGGCCGCAGAGTTTTACGGTAACGCTAGAAATGCAGCAAGCAGAGAGAGTGCATGAACTTTTAACCAACGCTCTGAGGAGGGCAAAATGAACACAGGTATTGTCAACATCCGTGGCAAGGAATACCAAACAGTAGCCCTGCGGGTGCAGAAGTTTCGGGAGGCACATCCCAACTGGTCGCTAACATCAGAGGTATTGTTCCGTGACGCAGACTGCGTGGTGATGAAGTCCATCATTGCTGACGAAACAGGTCGCGTGCTGGCTACCGGCCACGCAGAGGAGTACCGCAAGGCTAGTCAGATCAACGGCACTTCAGCGCTAGAGAACGCAGAGACCTCGGCACACGGCAGAAGTCTTGCCGCACTAGGAATCGGAGGGACCGAGTTCGCTTCTGCCAATGAAGTCCAAAACGCCATTCACCAGCAATCCACACCAGAGTTTCATATTCAAAAAATTGAGGGGTCTACAAATGTTTCAGAATTACATAGTTATTGGGCAGCAGCGTTCAAAACATTACAAAAAATGCCAGATGCACTCGCATTGGTTGAAGAAGCAAAAAACAAACGCAAGTCAGAACTGGCTGCTTGATGGGCTGGTTTTTACAGGTTGTATAACAATGTTTTACATTATTCTTGTTATCGTCTAGGAGGACGCAATGTATGAGAGTGAACACGCTGTTCGCATTATTCAGTTGGGTAATCGGCTTCAGCACGAGATGGCTAGGTCATACGACCCAAATAGAGACACCATCGCGGCGCTTTGTCAGGAAATCGAAGCCAGCGCTTGTGCAATCTATTCGTGGGTCAGAGGAATCGAGGAGGACAACGATGGGCAGGCTTGAAGATCCCAACTTCCGCTACATTCCCAAGGCCGAGTCGGAAAAGCCGGGGTACTTGGAACGTAGAATGAAGATTTATAAAGAAATGATTAAGCATGAACAAAGTCAGGGAATACCTGCTTCATCGCAAAAAAGCGATAACTGTGCAGGAAATAATGGACAGGTTTCTGGTAAGCCAGACCACGGCTTACAAGGCCATAAACTCTCTGTTATCCGAGGGAAGGCTTAGGCGTGTTAGAAAAAACAACAAAACCTATTTCCAACCCAACGCTGAAGGAAATAGATCAGGCAGCGGCCAAGGCGCTCGGGGAAAGTCATTGTTTCTCGTGCGTCTCGTGGAAGCGGTCCGATCTAGGCAAGCGGGTGACTCGGGGTAAAACTACACAATGGAGGTGCTTTTCATGCTTAAAGAAACAGCGCTGGTAATCGCTATCATCGGGTTTGTGATGGGGGCGGTTGCCCTGTGGAAAACGCCAACCTGTTGCGAAAAAAGCAAGAAAGACTGTAACGAGGGCAGAGATTGTCCGAGGAGGAAAAATTGAAAACCACAGATCGAATCTTAGAAGTCATCACCGCATCACCCGAGCCGGTCACGCTAAAGCAGATCCAAGTGCAGTTGGGTCTCAGCCCTGGAATACTCTCTGGATCGCTAGTTCACCTTTGCAAGTCCAACAGGGTCGCCAGGGAAAAGATAGAGCGATCCTCGGGGACCGGACCAAAACAGCAATGGTGCTACAAAATTGTTGACGGTTCAGAAAAAACGGAGTAAATTCGGGGTGGGTAATTGCGTCCTCCTCACCTTTACCCATGTTCCTCTCAGGAACACTTCAAGCCCCCTCAAACCCCCTGGCTCACAAGGCTGGGGGGTTTTTTTACGGAGATTGCTATGTACGGTAAGAAACCCATGAAGCCTGCCAAGAAACCCACACCAGGCAAGTACGGCCCCAAGAAATGAAAAACGGCCCCGTGATTATGATCGGGCTGCTTGGCAAGCCCAAGGGCAAGATGAAGGAAGAAGGCGGTCTGCTCGAATCCGAGATGGAGATGCCAGAGGCCATGTCCGACCCAGAACAGAACAAGGCTAACAAGGCCCAAGCGGTCATGAAGGCTTCCTACGGACCCGCCACGGGAGCGCAGAAGTGCGCCTCCTGCGAATACTTCAACACCGACTACTCGAATCTTGGCAAGGGTCAGGGATTCTGCGAACTGTGGGAGTTCACCTGCTCGGACAAAAACGTCTGTGCCGCCTACGAGTTCAATGACGAACTCAAGGAACAAGAGTACGAGGAAGAAGAGGACTAGCGTGTGGCTTCCTCTCTGGCTGGTCTGCCTCGGGGTTACCTGTCAGCAGATGGAGTTGCGGGAGGAGATCCTGTTTAAGACCCACGAAGAATGTGTAAAATTTGCCCACCAAGCGGCGTCCGAGTTCCACAAGGAATACGACCGGGTGGGTTATAAGTGTGTGAAATCTAACAAGGTTTAGGAGCCACCATGCCTTTCAAATCCAAGCAGCAGGCCAAACTCATGTTCGCCGCCGCAGCCTCCCCTAAGGTCGCTAAGGCCACAGGAGTACCCCAGAAGGTCGCCAAGAAGATGGTTAAGGAAGGTCAATCCAGCCTGAAGAAACTGCCCACAAAGGTCAAGAAATGAAAAAAGACGTCTGGGATAAAGCCCGACCAAAAGGGTTGGGTAAACCAAAGGAACTGTCTAAGAACCAGAAGGCTGCTGCCAAACGGTTTGCCAAATCCACCGGGACTAAGTATCCGTCCCTGATCGCCAATATGCGCGGCGCACAGGCAAAGAAATAATGCCCCGGACAATCAGACAAGCAGCGGAGGCTTTTGCCAAATATGATGCTCGAACTACTAAAAAGATGGCTGAACACAATCGCGAGGGTGGTAGTGTTCGCAAGCCCGTCAGGACAGTTGCGGGTGCGTCAAGAGGCGATCAGTACGATAGAGCCAAGTTCATCTACCGAAAAGCAGCCCAAGCCCTTACTGCTGGACACCCTCTGCAAGACAAGAACGGAACGCCTACACCCGCCGCCATGCAATTCAAGCGCTGGGGAGCCAAAGTCCCCAAAAACCAAGCGGACCTCCAAGCACTCAAAAGCCTCGGCCAAAGGCTCAAAGACCGCTACAAACCGAAAGAGTGATCTTAAACCTCGGAAGCGGTAAAGATTGGCGTAGGGATGCAATCAACGCCGACATCCAGCCAGAGAAGAATCCTGACTGGATACTGGACATTACAAAGGTCCCGTGGGGCGAACGCATATTTACACGACTCGGCGAGTTCTTGGTTGAACCCGGGATGTTCGATGAGATCATCGCCAACGACGTCTTAGAACACATCCCCGACCTTGTAACTGCAATGACCAACTGCAAGGAACTACTATCCCAAAAGGGAAAGATGCACATTCACGTTCCGTATGACCTATCCTACGGAGCCTGGCAAGACCCGACTCATGTAAGAGCGTTCAACGAGAACTCATTCTTATACTACACAGACTGGCATTGGTATCTGAACTGGCAGGACCGCTTTTATATCGAAAGCATGGCATTTGAACTATCCGAGGTCGGAGAATCTCTTGCCAAGAAAATGGACAAGGAAGAACTACTAAGAACCCCAAGAGCCGTAGATGCCCTAAGCGTGGTTCTTACAAAGGAAAAACCATGAAACTCTGGAAAGATTTCTGCTGGAACGTCCGGTACTACTGGGACCGACTCTGTAAGTGGGCGAAGGACCGTGGCTGATGTTCTTGTAGGCCGTGGTGTAAGACGCCGCGCACCAACGCTATTTGACCTAATAGAAGGACCAACAACAGCCGTTGGCTCTGCTTTGGGCGCTATGGGTTCTGCCGCCAAAGGTGCGGCGCAGGCAACGGTAGGGCTACCCGGAGACATTGAGTCTTTAGTGAGAATGATTACTGGCGGCGAACAAACCCTGCCAACAACAGAACGAGTGGGTCAGTTTGTAGACCAATACATCCGCGCTCCGTACCCACAGTACGAAAGGCTGGGAGAGTTTACTGGCTTACCCACCGCCGGAATTGTAAGCCGACCGTTTACACAAGCAACAAACCAAGCAGCAGACGCGCTGGTAAGGGCAATCACCCGCAACCCACAGGCAACGGCTCCAGGCGTCTTGCAAGAGACCGCCATGCCGTTCATGCAGGCCGTGGCCCCGAAGATGCCGGGATTGTTACAAGCCCCCGCAAAGTCAGATTTGGGCTTTTACTCGGCACTAGAACAAGCCACCATGCCTTTACAAAACAAAGGTGCTGGAAGTCAGTTCTTGGCACAGATAGAAAAGACCGCCGGGGTCAAACCCGAGGAAGTCAAATGGACAGGATTGGACGAGTTTCTCAAGTCCCGCCAAAACGTCACCAAACAAGAGGTGCAGGACTATCTCGCTTCTAACCGGGTGAACATTCAAGAAATACGATTAGGTGATGTTTTAAATGATCCGACAGGCAGATATCCTTATCGGTCAGCAGATGAATGGTCAGCCGCAGTAGACAGGGCTGGCCGTGCGCGCAATTGGGACGAGGTTGACAGACTTCATCAGGCATGGGAAGCGGCTGAGGGTTTTGGCCCTGCTGGAAGCACTAAGTTCTCTAAATACACCCTACCCGGTGGAGAGAACTACCGAGAGATACTGCTGACGTTGCCGGAAGGAAGCAAAAGCCCAGCATATAAGGCACAAAAGGCATTAGACGACGCAAATAAGGCTTATGACGCAGACCAATCTTTTGAAAACTATCAAAGGGTTCTTCGCGCAAGAGAAGAAGCAGATAAGGTTGGTGCGGACTGGAAATCGCCAGAATTCCGTTCTTCCCACTTTGACCAACCAAACATCCTAGCCCACATGAGGGTAAACGACCGAGTAGTAGACGGTAAAAAGACTCTGTTCATAGAGGAAATTCAGTCAGACTGGCATCAGGCTGGGCGTAAGAAGGGGTATGACACGCCAGAGGCTCGTGCAGCCGAACAGCAGAAGTTAGATAACATTCTTGTTGAGAGACAAGCGTTGTTAGATGAGCAGCGTAGGTTAGAGGAATTGGCCCAACCATTTACAAGTCAAGGCAAAGATGCCCCAAGGGAAATTGTTGACCAATGGTCTATTGTTTCTAACCGCCTAAACAGTTTGCAAACAGAGCAAAACAGACTTGGCCGTGGATTTGGTCAGCAAGTCCCAGACGCACCATTTAAGACATCCTGGCACGAACTAACCCTAAAGAGAGCAATACAAGAAGCCTCAGAAAAAGGATACGACCAGATTGCCTTTACCACCGGCAAGACACAGGCAGAACGGTACGACCTGAGTAAGCAGATAGACAGAATTGCCATTACAAAAACTGGCGGCGTTTGGTCAGTTAATGCTTGGAAAGATGGCGCCAAAGCAATTACAAAAGATGCCTCGACGGATGCTGATTTGGCCAATTTAGTTGGAAAAGAATTGGCAGAAAAAGCAATAAAGCAAGGTGGTGGTGAGTATGCTGGCCTAGACTTACAAGTAGGCGGCGAAGGCATGAAAGGCTTTTACGACCAAATCCTTCCTAAGTCACTAGAGAAACTTGGCAAGAAGTTTGACGCTAAGGTAGGCAAGACATTTATTGAAGGCGAAAGAACAAGAGATGCTGATGGTTTCCCGTCTATGTATCCAGAAAAAATAGAAGTCTGGAAGATGGACATTACACCTAAGATGCGTGAGTCTGTCCTTACAAAAGGCCAGCCATTGTTTGCCGCTACTCCAGCCGTCGGTTTACTAGGTAGAGACGAAGAACAATAACTGTTGTATAATTACCACACTTATCCCGAACAACCACCAAGGATTCGGACATGGAAAACAGTAAAGTAGAGGAAGTTACAGAACGTAGGCTCCCGCCTAACGCCGGCAAGGGAAGGCCCCCAGGAAGCCTTAATAAGGCCACCAGCGCCGTCCGCGAGGCAATCGCTAGGATGGCTGACGAGAACGCAGAGAACTTCGTAGGATGGCTAAATCAGGTCGCCAGCACCAACCCCGAAAAGGCGTGCGACATCTACCTGAAGGCGATTGAGTACCACATCCCCAAACTGGCTCGGACTGAGGTCACGGGCGCAGAGAACGGACCGCTGACCATCAAGGTGGTCACGGGTATATGACCGAAGTCGTAGTCGAGACTGGCTACAAGCCACGAGAGCAACAGAGAAAGATCCACGACGCGGTGGCTGATCACCGCTTTGTAGTCGTAGTGGCTCATCGGAGGATGGGCAAGACGGTGGCTGCGTTAAACCAACTGATCCACTCTGCCCTGCAATGCGACAAGGAAGCCCCGAGGTTTGCGTACATCGCCCCGACCTACGGGCAGGCCAAACGCGTCGCATGGGACTACTTAGTAAAGTTTACAGAACCACTAGGCCCCACGGCAAACATCTCTGAACTGAAGGTGGATTTCTATGGCAGACGAATCCAACTATACGGGTCGGATAACTCTGACAGTCTTAGGGGCCAGTATTTTGATGGTGTTATTCTGGATGAGATCGGTGATCAAAACCCGAAGATATGGAATGAGATTGTTCGCCCTGCTCTCGCTGACCGTCTTGGCTGGGCGCTGTTTCTAGGAACCCCAAAGGGTGCAAACCACTTCAAAGACTTCCGTGACCGAGCAGAGCAAGAACCCGGCTGGAAACTACTTGAGTTCAAGGCATCGGAGACGGGCATACTTTCTCAAGATGAACTGTCCGCTGCCAAGAAGGAAATGGGCGACGCTAAGTACGCCCAAGAATTCGAGTGCAATTTTGATTCTCCGGTTGAGGGAGCGTTCTACGCACAGCAAATTGTGGACCTCGCTCCTGAAAGATTTAAGGAATTTGCCCGAGACGATCTACTTAAAACCTATACGGCGTGGGATCTGGGTGTTGGTGATTCGACGGCGATCTTCGTTGCACAGACGATGGGCAAGGAGGTCAGGATCATCGACTACGTTGAGAACCACGGGCAGGGACTAGCCTGGTATGTAAACTGGATCAAGGACAACAAGTACGCCACGGCAGAGCATATCCTCCCGCACGACGTGGAGGTCAGGGAACTAGGAACAGGCAAGAGCAGGAAAGAGATCCTGCAAGACTTAGGACTCTCTATCACCGTCTGCCCAAGGTTAGGGGTGGACGACGGAATACAGGCGGTCAGGAGACTTCTTCCTAACTGCTGGTTCCATCCTAAAGCCAAGCAAGGATTAGACTGTCTGCGAAACTATCGCAGGGAATACGATGAAAAGCGTCAGGTGTTTTACGACAAACCCTTACATGACTACACCTCTCACGCTGCTGATGCGTTCCGGTATCTTGCCGTCGGTATGAACCAGACGAGCAACTGGAGCAAACCAATTAACGCCAACATCAAATGGATTGTGTAAATGAATGAAGCGACCCTAAAAGGAATCCTGGATAACGAGATCGACAATGCGATTGGTTATCTGGAGACTGAGACTACCGAGTCCCGTCGAAAAGCCATTCAGTATTACAACGGCGAAGAGTATGGCAATGAGGTCGAGGGTCGTTCTCGGATCGTTACCCGCGAGGTTGCCGAAGCCGTAGACGGCGCAATGCCCGCGCTGATGCGTGTCTTTACGTCCTCGGATGAAGTCGTGGTCTTTGAACCCAAGGGACCGGAAGATGTCGAGATGGCTGAACAGGCCACCGAGTACGCCAACTGGGTGTTCATGCGGGACAACCCCGGAATCTCCGTCCTGCACACGATGATCAAGGACGCTCTGTTGTCCAAGGTCGGGACCGTCAAGGTCTACTGGAAGGACGAGACCGAGGTCAACACCGAGTCGTATAAGGAACTCAGCCAAGACGAACTCACGATGATGCTGATGGACGGTCAGTATGAGGTCGTCAGCCAAGAAGAAATCCAGATCGGCGAAATACCGGCTCCTGCCCCCGAGTTCTTGCCAGACATGGCTGTAAACCAGGCAATCGCCCAAGAGCCTCCCCCGATGGTTCCGGTCTACGCCTACAACGTCAAGGTCAAGAAGATCGACAAGAAGGGTCGGGTGGTCATCGAGAACATCCCGCCCGAAGAGTTCATCGTCAGCAAGAAAACCATCGAACTGCGCGAGACACCGTTTTGCGCCCACCGTCGTCTGGTCACCCGTTCCGAACTGGTCGCAATGGGCTTTGACCGCGATGTGATTGACAACCTGCCGACCTACGAAGATCTGACCTACACGCCAGAGCGCGTGGCCCGCTACTCCAACGGAGAGCAGCCGGACGATCCGAGTCTCGACCCGTCCATGCAAGAGATCGAGGTGTTCGAGGCATACATCCGCGTGGACTACGATGACGACGGGATTGCTGAACTCCGTCGGGTGATCTATGCCGGACAGAATGTCTTAGAGAACGAAGAGATCGACTACCTGCCGTTTTGCTCCATCTGCCCGATCCCGCTGCCCCACAAGTTCTTTGGGCAGTCTTTGGCCGACAGGACGATGGACCTCCAGATCATCAAGTCCACGATCACCCGTCAGATCTTGGACAATATGTACCTGACCAACAATGCACGGGTCGTTGCGGTAGACGGGCAAGTCAACCTAGACGATCTGCTGACCGTTTCGCCTGGTGGGGTTGTACGAGTTAAGAGTCCACAGGCCGTGTCTCAGTTGGCAGTCCAAGCAGTCGCAGGGCAGTCCTTCCCGATGCTGGAATACATGGACAACATCCAAGCCAAGCGGACGGGTGTGAACGATGCGTCTCAGGGACTAGACCCCAACATCCTGCAAAACACAACTGCGGCAGCAATCGCGGCCATGCAAAACGCCGCTGGCTCCAAGATGGAACTGATCGCCCGTATCTTTGCCGAGACAGGGATCAAGGACATCTTCAGGAACATCCTGCACCTGCTGACCAAGTACCAAGACAAACCACGGGTCATCCGTCTGCGTGGACGCTTCGTGACAATGGACCCCCGCGAGTGGGATAATGAGTACGACATGACCGTAAACGTCGGACTCGGAACCGGAACCCGCCAGGAACAGATGGCAATGTTGGGCATGGTCATGCAGAAACAAGAGCAGATCCTCCAGCAGTACGGGCCTACCAATCCTCTGGTCACCGTGGGTCAGTATCGTGCCACCCTCGGGAAGTTCATCGAGGCCGCAGGGTTCAAGGACTCCAGCCGGTTCTTCCGCGAGATCACGCCCGAGTTGGATGCCCAACTGTCCCAACCTCAGCCACAGCAACAACAACCCGACCCGATGGTCCAGGCATTGATGGCTCAGACCCAAGCCCAGATCGAGGCGATGATGGCAAAGGCCCAGGCAGATATTCAGGTCAAGCAAGAGAAAGCAATGGCCGACATTGCGCTGGCACAGGAGAAAGCCGCCGCCGAGATCGCACTCAAGCGCCAAGAACTCGCCGCACAGACAAGCATAGACGCAACCGCCGCAGGGATTCGTGCGGTAAGGGGATAGGAATGAACTACTTGGATTTAATCACCGACATCTACCGCGACCAACTAGGCCGCGCCCCGGATGAGGGTGGTCGGAACTTTTATGTCCAGCAACTAACCTCGGGAGCGCTTACCCCCGAGCAGGTGACCCAGCAGATCAACAACAGCACCGAAGGCCAGCGGTTCGATACCCAAGCCATTACCAGCGAGTACCGCACCGAGTTCGGCAGAAACCCCGAGCAGGAGGGCTACCAATACTGGCTAGGCCGTATGCAGACCGACCCCTCGATTGCTGCTAACACGCTCGAATCCTATATCCGTGGTGGTGCTTCTGGGGTAGACGTTGCCGCCATGGGAACGGCTCCCGATCAGTTCATGGAGGTCATGTCCTCTGCCCTGCAAGCAGACCCGTTTGCCGGACGGTATATCACCGAGGACTTATACAGGGTCGGCGGTCCTAACCTCTCGACCATTGGAACGGCGCAGTATCAGTTCGCCACCCCCGTAAACCTTCAGCCCGTGATCTCGTCCTACGACCCAAGAAGCGGCAGATTTACAACCACGGCAGGCCAAGACATTCTTGACCCTAACCGCGTGGCAAACGCAATCTCCATAGCCAGGGGTTCGGGTGCGCTGTCAGAACAATCGGCCAACCGGATAATGTCGGACCTGTCCTCCGCTAGAAACATGGACGATGTATACACAGCCCTCTCCCGCCCGCAGGCTGGGGTCGTTGTGGACCGCCTGTACGGGATGCAACTCGGGGAAGATGTGGACATGGCAACCGCCCGCAGGGAGGCACTAGACCGCACCCGAGCATTGGAAGCGTTTGACTACACCCCCTCGTATGCGGCGTTTGGTGACGAACTTACAAGGCTCAACATTGCCAACCCGTTTGCCGCCAGCGCTTACACGGCTAGGACCGCTGCCACACCAGATGTTGTAGCCACGCAACAGAACCTCCCAGGATTGTTGGCAAGAACGATCAACCAATCCTTTGGTGGCTCAAACTTTGTACCCACCCCGCTGACAGGACAGTTCTACTCCGAGCAAGGACTAGAGACAGGCTTTGTTCCGTTTGGTCAACAGGGCGCTCCCACCTTCCGCTCTGGGGTCGCAGGCTACAACGAGATGCTGCCTACGGGGTTCCAGTTCGGCGCTCCCGTAATCCAGGCCCCCGTGAACGTATTTACGCCGGGCAGGTTCAACCCAGACGCGGCGGGCTATACGCAGGAAGGAATACCGATCCTTGAGGTGGCGCAGAACAACCCGAACACCCAGCCCACCCGATACTTTGACGCCCAAGGCAACGTCATAAGGTTTACCGGCCCATCACCCGACGTATTGGCAAACCAAGGTGGATAACCCCGCGCTGAGAGCGCAGAACCTACTGACCGACGAGTTTTTTACTACTGTTGTAGAAAAACAACGGGAGTTGTATATTCGCAACATTATCAACAGCCAACCCGAAGAGTCTGGTGTCCGAGAGGACGCCTACATCAAGATTCGGGCGCTGGATGAATTTATCGCCACCCTAGATTCGATGGCCCGACAGCCGGAGATAGAAAAGAAGCGATTCAAGATTTTTTAATCACTAGGAGTCACAGATGGACGACAGCAACCCGCAAGGGACTGGCAAAACCGTAGACCAGGCCGCCGCAAGCATCTTCGATATGCTCGAACCCCAACAGCCAGAGGGCCAAGTTGAGGAGCGACAAGAGGAAGAAACCGCAGAATATGTGGAAGAATCCGAACCCGAAGAAGTAGAGGCATCAGAGGAAACCCAAGAGGAAGTCGAAGAACCTCCCAGGTATCGCGTCAAAGTTGGCAGCGAAGAACTTGAGGTCGATCTAGACGAACTCATCAAGGGCTATTCTCGAACCTCGGACTACACCAAAAAGACGCAAACTCTAGCGGAACAGCGCAAGGCGATAGAGGCCGAGAAAGCACGCATAGAGGAAGCCGCCAAACTTCGTGACCAGTACGCCCAAAGGCTAGGGTTAGTAGAGCAAATGCTCACCCAGCAGCCGGAGGAAAATCTCGCAGAACTCAAAGAAACCGACCCCATTGCCTACGCAGTTAGGGTTGCGGAACGAGCCGAGCGAGACAAGCAACTTGCCGCCGTAAGACAAGAACGTCAGCAACTAGCGATGCGACAGCAAGCGGAGCAACAGGAACGCCTGAGAACACATCTTTCCTCGGAAGCCGAGAAGTTAAAAGCGGCCATTCCTGAGATGGCAGATGAAGTTAAAGGCGAGGTTATCCGCAAAGAGATCAAGGACTTTGCCCGCTCTATCGGGTTTAGCGAGCAAGAACTCGCGTCAGTCTACGACCATCGTGCAGTCCTGACCTTGTATAACGCGATGCAATGGCAAAAGTTGCAACAGGGAAAACCGCAGGCCACCAAGAAGGTCGCCGAGGCTCCCAAGATGCTCAAAGCCGGAACGACTGGCAAACAGTCCACCGCAGAGCAAGATGCAATGAAAAAGATGCGTGCCAAACTCGCCAAGACTGGCGATAGACGGGACGCTGCCCGATTATTTGAAAAATTTATTTAGGAGTTAAAAAATGGCTGTTCCCTCAAATACCTACCTGCGCTACACCTCGATTGGTGTGCGCGAAGATCTGTCTGACGTCATCTATGACATCAGCCCGACCGATACCCCCATCATGTCGTCCATCGGCAAGGCCAAAGCCACGAACACCCTGCACGAGTGGCAAACGGACTCGCTGGCCGCTGCAACGACCAACAACGCCCTGATCGAAGGTGACGATGCAACCGCTGCTTCGCTATCCCCGACTGTTCGTCTGACCAACTTTACACAGATCGTTGGTAAGACTGTCCAGATCTCCGGCACGCTGGAGGCAGTTGACAAGGCTGGCCGTAAGTCTGAGAAGGCTTACCAGTTGGCTAAGGCTTCGTCCGAGATCAAGCGCGACATCGAGCAAATCCTGACCGCCAACCAAGCCAAGACCAACGGTACGGCTACTTCTGGCGCTCGTAGAATGGGTGCGTTGCTGTCATGGATCACTTCCAACGTGTCCAAGGGTTCGGCTGGTACGAACCCCACCGGCGACGGCTCGGATGTTCGTTCCGACACCACGACCCGCACTTTCCTTGAGTCCATGCTCCAGAGCGTTGCACAGCAGATCTTCTCAAACGGTGGCACACCGAAGTTGCTGGTTGTTCCCCCGGGCCTGAAGGCTACGACGTCCGGCTTTACCGGCGTGGCTGCACAGCGTTATGTGACCGGCGCAGAGCCGACCACTATCGTTGCTGCCGCGGGCGCATACCTGTCGGACTTCGGTCTCATCAGCATCGTTGCCGACCGCTTTATGCGGACCACGGACGCGCTGGTGCTTGATCCCGAGTACGCAGCCCTGGCTTACCTCCGTCCGTTCCAGACCAACGACCTGGCAAAAACTGGCGACTCTGAAAAGACCCAGATCCTTGCCGAGTTGACGCTGGAGATGCGGAATGAGAAGGCTCACGGCGGTATCTTCGATATCAAAGCAGCCTAAAGTGTTGTAGAATCGGGGGCGGGTTAGTCCCGCTCCCGTTTTCGGAGGGAAAGTGCGTAAACTTGGAACTGAGGTGGTCAACGGAGAAATCCGAACCACTTATGCAGACAACGAAGGTAACCTGATTACCAAAGCGGAGTCGAATCTCACTCCGATCATTGAGGCCAATAAAGCCTCTTATAACTCAACAGATGAACGAGCGCGGTGGGGCAACGGCCAACTGGTCGCAGATATACCGTTTCCGGTCATCGAGGATCTAAACCGGCAAGGAATCCTGCGTGGATTTGCGGTGATGGACCAGAAAAGAATGAAAGCATGGCTAAACAACCCGGATAATCGGTTCTTCCGTACCCGACCCGGCAAAGTTTGAGGAGAAAAGATGGGCAAGAAAAAGGGGCATAAGGTCGCCGTTTGCGTTCCTACGCGTGGCGAAATGGAAGTTGGCACAGCGTTTGACCTAGCACTCATGTGCGGGTACGACTCAAGATTCAGAAAAGACGGTCAGCAAGCCTTATACACCGTTGCCGGAACCCTGATCTTTGATCAGCGGGAGAAGTTAGCAGAAACAGCCTTAAAAGAAGGCGCGGATTATATCCTTTGGGTAGATGCAGATATGCGGTTCCCAAAGAATACGATTCAACACTTGATTTCGTTGGACAAGGACATTGTTGGGGCCAACGCCACGACCCGAGTCACGCCGATCCACGGCACAGCAAAGAACGCCTGGATCAACAAAGAAGAAAAGACAATCACCTGGCAGAAGATCTCCTCTAAAGACAAGAAAGGTCTGGAGCGGGTGACTGCGATTGGGTGCGGCGTGATGATGGTAAAGGCAGATGTCTTTAGAAACACGCCCCGTCCTTGGTTTTGGTTTGAGCAACTCCCCGGTGAAAAACTACTGGGTGAGGATGTGTATTTCTGCGTGAAAGCGCACGATGCAGGTTATGAAACATGGGTGGATCACGACTTCTCTAACGTGATCGGCCATGTCGGTTCCCACACATTTGGATGGCACGATGTAGCCAGTAAGGAAGAAGATGGCTCTGACGAGTTACTCTACACTAAAGACGGCAGTTGCGAACTATCTTGGGCGCAGCGACCTGACCAGCCAGATTCCTGATTTCATCACGCTGGCAGAACTCCGTCTGTCGCGGGAGATTCGTACCCGCAAACTGCTGAAGTCTGTAACTACAACCACCACGGCTGGCGACTCTACCGTTGCCCTACCCTCAGACTTCCAACAACTGCGGGACATTTACCTAGACGGCAACCCCCGTATTTCCCTGCAATACCTCTCCCCGTCTACGTTTACCCGCAACGCCCAGGCCACGGTGTCTGGCAAGCCCGCTGTTTACACGACGCTTGCACAGGAGTTCGAGTTCGCACCTATCCCTGACAAAGCCTACACGGTGGAGTTGCTGTATTACTTCAAGCCCGTTGCGATGTCCGATAGCGTGGCGTCCAACGAGTTCTTGGCTAACTACCCAGACGCGCTGTTGTACGCGTCCCTAGCAGAAGCCGAACCGTACCTGATGAACGATGCACGAATCCAGGTCTGGTCGAGTATGTATGACCGCGCCATTGCCAACATCAGCGTGTCGGATGAGGACTCAGAGTTCTCTGCCGTTCCCCTTCAAATGTCTGTTACTACGAGGTAATCATGTCTGAAATGTCGAATTATTTGGAGAACGGTCTGCTAAACGCAGTTCTCCGCAATACGTCTTACACCTCCCCAACCACGGTCTACGTTGGTCTTTACACCTCCAACCCGGGTGAGGGAAACACCGGAACCGAAGTGTCTGGTGGATCGTATGCCCGCAAGTCTGCGACCTTTGGTTCGCCGTCTGACGGGGTTTGCACGAACTCTGCTTCTGTGGAGTTTGATCAGGCAACAGGCTCGTGGGGAACGATCTCCCATGTAGGACTCTTGGACGCCATTACCTCTGGCAACCTCTTGTTTTACACGGACATCACGACCTCCAAAACCATTGAGACCGGAGACATCTTCAAGATCGCCGCTGGTTCGCTGAGTGTCACCCTTGCCTAATGCTCACCTTAGAGCAGTTAGATCAACTCGGCACGCTGGACTCGATGCCGCAGTACCCAATGGACGCCACATGGTATGTGGACAAGGTGTGCGGTCCGTGGACGCTAGATGCGATGGACGCATTCGGCACGCTAGACTCACTAAAACTGGCGATGGATTCCGAAGCATGGGGAACCGCCTGTATTTACTTTGACGCACCCGCACAGATAACAGCCTCTGGAACCATGAGCGCAACCGCTCAACGAGAGCGGCAAGGCCAGGCATTGATTACCGCATCCGGCGCAATGCAAGCCGGTGGGTTTGCAATCCGTTCCGGCCAGGCACTTATTGCCGCCAGCGGGTCTTTAACAGCAACCGGACTTCGAGAGAGGTTTGGTAGTGGGGCAATATCTGCCACAGGAACCATGTCTGCAACCGCAAACACGGTCAAGCAAGCAGAGGCCCAAATTTCGGCTTCAGGGACGTTTTCTGCCACAGCCTTTAGGATCACCCAAGGCCAAGCACTTATCGCCTCTAGTGGCACCTTAAGCGCCTTTCCGGTTAGAGTCAGAACTGGACAGGGTTTAATCTCCGCTTCGGGTACTTTGACCGGCGCTGGCATCAGACTTAGGACGGCAAGCGGTGCAATATCTGCTACGGGAAGTATGTCGGCCACGGGCGGGTTTGTTGCATCTGCACAAGCCGCCATATCTGCAACCGGCTCTATGTCGGTTACGGGCAACGCAACATTTTCCGCATCTGCACAAATCTCTGCCTCCGCGACCGTGGTGGCAAGCGGGGTGCGGTTGGGTGATAACTGGGGTCCGGTGACCCCGGGATCAGAGACTTGGACGCCGACCTCTATCGGGTCGGAAACCTGGACAAATGTCTCGGGCAGCGCAAACACATGGACGGACGTTCCTGTCACCTCGGACACTTGGACAACTAATTCTGCTGGAAACAACACATGGCTCGGATAGATTTTGGTGAATGGTTGCCTGACCAGCCCGGACTGACGGGAGTGGTCAAAGAGGCGCTCAATGTCGTCCCGCAAGCCGTGGGATACGGCCCCCTGCGAACCCCCGTGGATTACTCTCAGTCTGCCTCGGAAAACATCAACAACGTGGTGGCAGGCAGAAACCCCGCTTCGGGAAATACCGAAGTATTTGCTGGCGGGGCTACCAAGTTGTTTAAGTTGGACTCAAACGACCTGTCCTTGGACAACGTATCTAAGGCAGGTGGGTACTCAACCCCAAGCGAGCAGAAGTGGCGCTTTACGCAGTTCGGCAACGTCCTGATCGGCGCAAACGCACAGGCCAAGTTACAAGCCTGGACGCTCGGAACCTCGACCGCGTGGGCTGATCTGGCCGCAGACGCTCCCACGGCACGTTATCTGACCGTTGTCCGTGACTTTGTGGTCACGGGATACACCTCGGGAACCGACCCCCAAAAGGTGCAATGGTCGGGGATTAACGATGAAACCCAATGGACCGCCAGTTCGACCAACCAGTCGGACTACCAAGTCATTCCTGACGGTGGATCTGTGCAGGGTTTAACGGGTGGTGAGTTTGGACTCGTGCTAATGGAGCGTTCCATATACCGTATGTCCTACGTTGGAACTCCCGCAATCTTCCAGTTTGACAACATTTCCCGAAATCTTGGGTGCTTTGAGGCTAACTCGATTGTCCAGTATCAGGGGATTACCTACTTCCTGTCGGATGACGGGTTTTACGCCTGTAACGGCACGCAGGTTATCGGAATCGGCGCGGAGAAGATTGATCGGTTCTTCTTTGCAGACCTAGATGAGTCGTACTCTTACAAGATGTCGGCAACTGTCGATCCGATCAAGAACCTAGTGGTGTGGGCCTACCCATCCTCGGGTTCCAACGGAAACGTGGACAGCCTGATGATCTATAACTTTGAGACAAAGAAGTGGTCTCACGCAGATGTCACCGTGTCTTTTGTGGCGCAGTCTGCAACCCCGGCCTACACGCTAGAAGCATTGGACGCATTCGGGACGGTGGATACGATCACTACAAGTTTTGACTCCCGCATCTGGACTGGTGGTAAGTCGCAGTTTGTGGGTGGAAATAACGCAAAGATCGTGACCTTCTCAGGCTCTAGCCTTACCGGAACCATCCAGACGGGAGACATTGAGGCTCCGGGTCAAACCAGCACGATCAACATGACGCGTCCTCTTGTAGACGGTGGTGCTGCGGACGTAGCAGTTGCTACCCGAAATCGCCTTGTAGACGCTGTAAGTTTCGGTAGTTATACTTCTGCGGACAGCGAAGGTCGCGCCGCACTTAGAACTACGGGACGTTACCACCGCTTGTCGGTGCAGCCCTCCGGCAGTTGGACAACCGCCATTGGGATTGACTTTGACCTCTTGCCCGCAGGTAGACGATGACATTTCGGGTTTTGCCGTACCAGGGTGGATCGCCACGGGAGATTTCCGAGGTGGTCAACAACATTATGAATGGCAAGACCAACAACACGGGGTCGGTCACACTTGCTACGGGTAGCGCGACGACTACCACAATTACCGATGCACGGATTGGCTACGGCTCCAAGGTCATTTTATTGCCGACCTCGCAGACAGCAGCAAGCCAAGAGTTTCCATACGGTTCGTTTAGTAGTAGCGCAGACCAGACGATTGCCAGCACGACCACCGCGTATGCGATGACGTATAACACCACGGACTTTTCTGATGGCGTGACGTTATCTAACAACTCTCGATTGGTTGCCGGGTATTCAGGGATTTATAACTTGCAGTTCAGCGCACAGTTAAACAACACCAGCACACAGATTCAAGACGCAAGCATTTGGTTTCGCAAGAACGGCACAGACATTGCAAATAGCAACAGCGACTTCTCTGTACCAAACAGTCATGGCGGCACAGATGGGCGTTTGATTGCTTCGTTAAATTTTTATGTAAATCTTGCAAAAGACGATTACATAGAGATTATGTGGAGCGCAACCAGTACCAACGTGTCTTTAGAGCAAATACCAACGAGAAGCAGCCCAACCAGACCTGCAACACCGTCCGTGATTGCGACCATGCACTACCTGTCAACAAACGGTTACACGACGAATGTTTACTTTGATCCATACGTTTCTGCCACGGCAAACGGTAGCGCAACCATATCTCATGCGCCCAACACGACTGCTGGCAAGACGTTTGACTATGTGATTGTTGGATGATCGAGATACGGAACATCCAACCTCAAGAACTTAAAGGCTGGTGGAAGTTTGTAAAACCGGGGTTGGAGACTATTCTCAAGAAATCCCCGGAAGAGTGGATTCCTGAAGATGTATACGCCCAATGCTTTTGCAAGAACGCACTACTTTGGGTGTTTGTAGAAGAGAACAAACCTCTGGGCTTTGCAATCCTCGTAGTACGACCTGAGTCTGTCCATGTGTGGTGTCTGTGGGCGGCGGTCAGAGACAGGATGCGCGAAGGATCGGAGATATTTTGGCAGACGTTGCGTGAAGGCAACATCAAAAAGGTGACGTTCGAGTCTCACCGTAAGGGCTGGGACAAGATCGCACGCGAATATGGTTTTTCACCCCGAACGTGGGTAAAGGAGTTAGCATGAGTGGTGGTGGCGGCACAAATACCGTAACAAGGACGGAACTTGATCCGACGATGCGCCCGTATGTCCAGTACGGACTGTCCGAGGCACAGCGTCTTTATCAGACCCCAAATGTTCCGCAGTATTACCCCGGACAGACCTACATCGGTCCCTCCCAGCAGACACAGACTGCATTGGAGGCGGCGCAGACCCGCGCCACTATGGGCAACCCTCTCGTTCCTGCGGCACAGCAACAACTC